GGTAACATGAACCAGGGATTGACACCAGTAGAAAATGCATTACTGTCTGACGAAGAGAAACAAATTCGTCTAAGACAAAGAGGATTAGCATAATGCCCAACGGAGATAAATTAAGACCTAAAACTACACGAGAACACATACTCGCATTGTATGGATATATTACCGGATTAAAAAAAGATGTTAAACATATGCATGATGGTATACACGATTTGGGTGGTAAAATAGATAAGATCTATTGGGTGTTATTGGGTACTGTAGGGGCGGTATCACTTCTGCTATTTGAGAAAGTCTTGGATAAAGGCTTTTTTTAATGAAAATTATTTTAAGTTTTATAATTTGCTCGCAAGTTGCGAGCACTTGTTTACCACCTTATAAGTGGGAAACAACATTTAATGATCAATATGATTGTTTAACTTTTGGTTATCAGGAGTCTCTTAAAAAAATGGAAGAGATTGGTAGAGAAGAAATTAATAAGCATAATATTTTTGTAAGATTTATTTGTTCTACAGATAATCAACCCTTTAAATCCACTCTCTATACCCTTCATCCATAATAGTATTTGCTATATTAACTTTATTACGTAGAGCTTTTACTATTCTTTCATCAATAGTATCTTGTGTCATTATATCTATGTAAGTCATTTTTTTTGTTTGACCTATACGATCAATACGTGCTTCTGATTGTTGTCTCTTTTCAAGGTCATAACCATTTGAAAAATAAATCATATTACTACCAGAGGTTAAAGTAATTCCATAACCACCTGTATGTGTAGTGCCCACAAAAAATCTACATTTATCATCTTCTTGAAAACGTTTTATATTTATTTGTCTTTTGTCTGCATCTGTTGCTCCGTAATAATCTACTACAGCATCATCACCATAAACTTTTTTTATCTCTTTTATAATTCTTCTTACGTCATGAGTATAATGAGACCATATAATGCTTTTACCCTCAACATTTTCTAAAATAGTCATTAGTTCATTTAATCTACTACATGGTAAATCTTTTATAGTGCCATCATCTGCAGTAAAATGACCACAAGTTATTTGATGTAGTCTCATCAACTGAGTCATAACTGTAGCTGACGATTGCATCTTACCATCAAGAAATGCAATCGCTTCTTTTTTCATTTGTTCGTATACCTTCTTTTGATCTTTAGTAAGCTCAACATAATGTTTTACATAAGATTTAGAAGGCAGGTCTAGACAATCCTCCTTCAATATTCTTTTTGAAAATGGTTTTATTTTTTCTGATAACTCTGCAAGATTTCTATATCCTACTACTATTTCTACCTGACGACCATTTACTTGTATTTTTCTAGCAATAGAATATCTGGCACGAAACGTGTAGTAGGATTGATGATCAAGGAGCCAAGGGTCAAGAAACTGGCATTGACTATATAAATCTAATGGTGATTTAGTTACAGGAGAACCTGTTAGTATTCTTCTATACTTTGCATGTGTTCTTAAAGATAAGATACTTTTAGTTCTTTTAGATGTAGGAGTTTTTATTGTAGTTGACTCATCTATGGCAATCATTGATTTATGACAAGATAAAAATTTATATGCAAAATTAGCTCCGTCACCTGATGAGAAAGCTTCTACATTCATTATTAAGATGTGAAGATCTGTTCCAGTTTTAAATAAAGTGTTTAACAAATTTTTTTGTTTTGCAGATTTATCAGATGTTTTCCATAATACTATTTTCTTTTCGATATGATTAGGTAAGTGTGTAGGTATTTCAGAGTCGTGCCAGTTTCTATAAACACCTTTTGGTGCGATTAATAATAGACCATTTATCAGACCTTTATCGTATAAAATAGCTGCATTATCTAATAATACTTTAGATTTACCCGTACCCATCTCCATAAAGTACGCAAAATTTTCTTTGTCCCAAGAGGCCTCTAATGCATCTAATTGATGTGCATATGGCTTGGTTTTAAATTTATAGTTCATGTTTGCTTTTTCTTTCTAAAAATGTATATATTATTACAAAAGGAAAAAGTCAATGGCAAAAGTTTATTTAGTTCAGGATATACCTGTCGATAGAGATACCGGTCAACCTAAATATAATGTTATGGGTGCTCAAAAATATGGCGAAATTGAGGTGATGTTGCCAGCAAAAGCACAAATGATTTTTTCACCAGGACCTTTAATATTTCAAATAAAAGATAAATTAAGAAATTTTACAACCGACGATTACTTATTACTTTCAGGTGACCCTGCTATTATTGGTGTTACTTGTTCAGTAGTATCTGATATGTTGGGCGGTAAGTATAAATTATTAAAATGGGACAGACAAGAGAAAACTTACTATCCAATAGAAATAAATATTTTTCAAAAGGGTTGACAACCTAAAATTATCCTATATATACCTTTTTACGAAAGGCAAATATTATGATTAATTTAAGAGAAGACGCACCGGATCAAAGCGATGTAATTGACCCACAAAAACTTTCTGAAGAAGTTGAAAAATTAAAAACAATCCAAAATACAATTAAAGAATTAGAAGACAGAGTTAAAGATTTAAAAGAAGATGAAAAATATTTTAGTTTTATAGTTATTCCAAAATTAATGGAGGATATGAATTTAAAAAGTTTAAAGCTAAAAGATGGATCTGAATTAAAAATTACAAACAAGTTTTTTGCTTCTGCTAAAGCTGATAAAAAGCAGGAAGCAATACAATGGCTTCGATCAAATGGCTTAGGTGATATTGTGAAAAATGAAATCACAGTTAACTTTGGTCAAAACGAAGATAACAAGGCTATGGCTTATGCTACCCTTGCAAGAGAGCGTGGTTATGAACCTCTTCAAAAGGAGAGTGTTCATCACGCTTCTCTTTCAGTAGTAATGAAGGAGTGGAAAGAAAAAGGAAAAGAAATTCCTTCAGAACTATTTAACACCTTGGACGGAAACCGTACAAGTATAACAAATAAAAAATAACAATTAACAAATAGGAGTTAATAAAATGCAAAAAGAAGTTGCAAAAAATAATGCAGGCGCATTACAGACTATCAGCTTAAGAGCTGACTCAGGAAGGGGGACTGAAGAATTAAGATCAGATGACGTATCAACACCGATTCTAAAAATTCTTCATCAACTATCACCTGAGTGTAATTCAAGAAACGCAAAATACGTGAAAGGTGCACAACCTGGAATGATCTATTCTGCAAGTTTTGGACATTTAATTGATGGAGAACAAGGACTAGACGTTGTTGTTGCTCATACTCAAACTAGATATCCAGAGTGGCAGGAAAGAGGAGACAGCGCAGCTGCTCCTGTTGGTGTTCATATGAATATACCAGCTGATGCTACAGAAGAAAAAAATGGTAGATATAGATTACCAAATGGTAACTATGTTGAAAAAACTATGTATTTTTATGTAGTATCAATCAATAACAGTGAAATGAGAAAAGCTGTTATCTCTATGAGATCTTCTAATCTGACACCAGGTAGAGAATTAAATAATTTAATCTCTAATCTTAGAATGACAGATGATAAGGGTACATTTCAACCAGCAGCATACTCAGCTATATTCAACTTAAAAACAGTTGGTAAAAACTGGGGTGATAAAAGTTGGCACGTATACAAACCTTCTCTAGTAAGAATGTTAGATGTATCTGACGCAAAAGATGCAGACATTTATACTGCTGCCCAATCTCTTCAACAGGAAGTATCTAAGGGTGCTACAAAACCTAGTTACGAAAAAGTTGAAAATACAAAACAAAAAGAGATAATATAATTGCTTTATAAGCAATGTAGCTACGGAGGCGTTGAAGGGAGACTGGAGACGCCTCTAGAAATTAGGACAGGAATGGATGAAGGAATACATAAAATATTTTACAGGATTACAGCGTAATTACGGAGTTTGTAAAACTAAAGAAGGTTTTATCGACTCTGAAACAGGAAAGAAAAGATACCCACATGAGTGGTCACAAACCGAAGTTACTGATCAAGATTATATAGATCATTTAAATGGTGAAAAATCAATTGGTATACAACCTTGTAATGATGAAGGTCTAGCAAGATTTGGTGCGATTGATGTAGATAAATATCCAATAGATAGAAAATTTTATTTAAACATAATACAAGATAAAAGACTTCCGATAATACCTGTCCTATCGAAGAGTGGTGGACTACATTTATATGTGTTCACCACTGAATTTGTAAAAGCAAAAGAAATAAGAAATTTTTTAGAACAAGTTTTATTTTTATTTAAACTACCAATAAGCACAGAAATATTTCCAAAACAAACTTCACTTGGAGAAAATGCAGATGGAGAGAAGACAAACGGAAACTTTATAAATCTACCATACAATTCTATTGCGAGAAAAGCATTGATGCCCACAGGAGAAGAAATGGA